AACTGTACAGTACATCACGCAAGCCTTGGTTCACACCAATTGGTTGGAACTCACCTGTAGCAGCATCAATATAACCAATTTGTGTGGCATTGTCTACCACACCGCGGCGGGTACCAGCTGGTGCCAACCATGGATAGCTAACTTCGTCGCTGCGAATGATTGTTCTAACCATCATATGACTTGGTGCTGTTACCACTGTGTTACCACTCAAGTCTACAGTTGTACAGCTTGGATAGAAAGTAGCAGCATAATTGCTGGTAGCAGATTGTCCATCTCCAGCCACAGTGCCCAGACCATTATTGTTGGTTGCCCATGTTGTGATGTCAGTGCCAGTTGCTGGCAATCGCATTGGAGTATCGCCAACCACAAACAATGTGTTGTTGCGTTCATTGCTGAGCGCAATCATGTTAGGAATCAACTCTGGATACGCAGGTGCTGCAATCAGTGTGTACTGTGCAGTGTCTTCTCTAGCACCCAAACTGGTGTCCAATCCTGATCTCATTGCTGCCACAATCATTTGACGTTGGGCCAGTCGACCTGCATACATGCTGCCATCTTGCTTGTTACCTGACGCTGTGAGCCAGGTACTGGTCACAGCTGGCAATGTGTCATCAGGGAATGTGGTAGCATTAAAGTAATTGTTTTGATAGCTCTTGACATTGTAACCTGAACGGCGTGTGTTGAACAACAGCATGCCCTGTGGATACAGTGCAGGATCTGGTGCATCCAGATCTAAATAATTACTGGTTAGCAAACTCACAATGGTCGGAATTGGGTCTGCAACAGGATCTGTTGTGCCGTTTGGTGCCCAACGAGCATCAGCAAACAACACGCCATTCTGTGTGACTTGGTCTGTGGTATCAACTGACACCCACTGATCCACTCCGCTCACGGCCTCCCAACGATACAACAAAGGATAGTTTTCTAAATCGCTAGTGTCAATCCACAAGTCACCATATACCAGAGCACTTGATGACACATCATTTTGTGTTGTAGGTGCTGTGGCAGCACAAATTGGTCCTGATGCATTGGTTTGTGTCAAGTCATACCCACGAACATCATTGGTAACGTTTTGATAACCCAACCAAGAACCGTTGTTTTGAATCATGATATCAACTTGGGTTGGAGTTGAGTAGTACCACAATCTGCCATCAGCTGGATCCTGATATGGTGCAGTAGAACTAGAAGTGTATTCAAATTCTGGATCACTACAGAAATTAGATAATATCAATGTTGTGTAATTTGTGACCGACAATCGAACGTAAGGAGTATCTACTGTGAATCCAGCAGTAGTAATTGGAGTACCAAATCCAGACACTGCTGATAATGCAATTAATCCACCTTGACTGTGAGTGAATACAATGTTACCAGCTGAATTAACACTAGCAGACACATAAGGAATATTGGCTGCACTGACATTGGCAATAAAACTAGCAATGCTGGTACCACTTAATATAACCGTAGCAGCATTAGCTGTAGTGCTGCCTGCTTGAGAAGCAGATATTGTAAATCTATTGCCGGCTACAAATAAACTATCACCATTAACACCAGGTGTTGTAGTGCCTGTAACTATGGTTTGTCCAAAAGCACACTGTCTATAAAATTCATATCCTTGAGAAGCCATTGGTGTTGTTTCAGCAAAGTTAGCATTTGGTTGCACCCACAGTGTTCCTACTGGAATATTTCTGCCTCCGCCTGACGGATCATATGCATTGATTGCATCAGTGGTGCTGAAAAATGCTGGACAACTTTGTAACACCCACTCACCCAACGCGGCGCTATACTGTTTCAATTGTACAGCTAGACCATTGTTGGCTGGACTAACATTGTTCCATACAGATCCAGTGGGTCTTGGCGTGGTATCACTAGTTCTCCAGCGTGGAGCACCATAACTGTATGCAGACAGAAAAATTGGAGCCAAATATTCAATTGCTTGAATGCCAAGTGCAGTACACAATGCGGCGCCACTGGCATTGGGTTCAATGCTCACAATACCACCACTGGCAGTGCTGCCATCGTTAGTTGCTGTGTCATTTGCGTATATCACAAATGTGCCATTAACAGCCGCAGCAGTCACACCAGTGATAGCTGCTGCATTAACCGCAGCAACAAATCCAGCTAGTGTGTTGTCTGGAATAGCTGGCACAGCTACAGAAGTGTCATTAATAAAAATACTTTGTCCTGCTGTGAGTGTGGGATTGGTCACAGAACCTTGGATTGTAGGCCAAGATATTTGCCATGCTTCGCTGCCAACTGACACCCAAACGTTGCTAGAATTTTTATACCAACCCACGTTGAAAATAGCTTCAACACCACCAAGTGACACAATGGCGTAATCGCCAATACTGCCTACTGTGTTAATAGGAGTGTATACTGTTTGTCCGGTAACACCGCTGGTGCTCTCCACAACATCTGCACTGTCAGTAATCAATAGTGGCGTTTTTACAGTAAATGCGGCTGTTGTTTGGTTCCATTCTTGGATACCCCACACAGAAGTGGAAGTGTCTAACCAATATGCACCGTCAACTGGTGTGCCTGTTGGACGAGTCAAACTGGCTGTGAGCTCAGTTAAATCAATGTCCACACGTTGAACATATGCACGATTAGAAATACCCAATGAGCTGTAAGCAGCCAACAAGCCGTATTCGTTAAGTTCATAACCATTAATAGGTGTGCCAGTGGTTGTGTTGTAGAAGAATGGTACACCAAATGTGGCTGTTAAATCACGCTGACTGGTGATTAAATATGTTTTGTTAGCGTTAGCCGCTGTGGTACCAGCTGCTACTCCAACACCAGTGCCAGAAACTTTGTTCTGCGCTGTGGCAATCACAAAGTATGGTACTGTGTTGACTGCTGATGGAATATATTGACTTTCGTCAATTACTGTTACTTGTACGCCGGGTGATGTGAGAGCCATGGTTGAATCCTTTTCAAGTTCTAATATTTATTGAGACCTTGAAAAAAACAGCCGTTTTGAATACCTTTGGCAAAGGTCCTGGTTGCTAAATACCGTATGAGACCCATTTGTCAAGCCTGCCATCAACGCCCTTGTGCTGTAAACTACAAGCGTGAGGACGTCACACACTATCGTTCAAGATGCGAGACTTGTGCTAGAAAAGGAAGAGGGCTGAAGTCTAGAGAACCACGCTGGAAATCAGCAGGCTATAAGAAAAAAATGAGCTGTGATCGTTGTGGATTTAAAGCCAAGTATGCTGGACAGATCTTTGTGTATCACACAGATGGAGACTTGAACAATACTGGACTCAAAAATCTCAAATCAGTTTGTAGAAACTGTGAAGTAGAGCTGTCTAAGAGCGATCTTCCTTGGCGACAGGGCGATCTTGAACCAGATTTTTAACTTGCTGATACAAGTCGTCTAGGGTGCCATTGTTATCTAACACAGCGTCAAACTCAGTTCCTACCCAGGCAGTTTCTGACGCATGAATCCCCAGTTTTTCTAGTTTTCTATGACTCAGTGCCCAGGTTGAATTGCCATTAGCACCACGATTAACACTCACAGCTGAGTTATACCATGTAGGCTCGGCGCCGCGCACCACACGGATCACACGCCCGCCGGTGTTTTTAATGGCTAGAATTTCGTTGGGAAATCTACAATCTGAAATCACCACATCATCTTGGCTGTGGCGCAGTTTGTTTTCCAAACTGGCAATCCAGATGTCATCGTGGAATCCTGCTCTGCATACTTCTGTACCCCAGTATTGCAAGATCCAACGTGGTGTTAGTGTGGGCATGCCCAGGCGCTCTGCCCACCATGGATCCACACGCTCGCGCCATTCACGGGCTTGTTTTGTGCGCCCTTCCAGCATGGTTCTATCCCATCCAAACACTTGTGCCACAGCATCTTTTAGTGTGCTTGCAAAACTTTCTCTGCGAAAGTGATGTAAATTTACCAGATAGTCAGCAATGGTGTCTTTGCCTGACCCAATGAATCCACAGATGCCAATAATCATTTTAACTCCCGAACGTTGAGGTATTTAAGTGTGTTTTGTAGCATGCCAATTTGTCTGCGGCAGTCTTCTAATGCATGGTGTGTGGTAGGAGGCATGGGTTGTTCGGGCCATAAACTGAACACTGTGCGGCTATCCCGTACCATGTAGTACTGCCAAGGCAAGGGTTTGTTGTAGCTTTTGTAGGCATGCTCCAGGATGTTCATGTCGTATGTTGGACCTTGTGCCCACACACGCTTGGCATGCCAAATTAGTCGGCCTAGTCCGTCTAAGGCTTCGTCTAGAGGTATGCGGTCTTCTTCAGCAAATGCTTCGTCACGAACCACAGCAGGTTGTGTGGCCCACCACTCTATGGTGCCTTGCTGTATGCTACGAGTTTCCTGACTTTCCAAGGTAACTCTGGCATAGAATGATTGCTCATAATGGCCCGTGCCAAACGGATCAAATGCCTGGGCGGCAATGGTAAGAATAGTAGTGTCAGGGCCTGTTCCCAAGCCCTCAAGATCAATCATCAAGTCCATTTGATGATTATAACAGATTTATGACTGTGTGTCTAGTGTGTGTTAACCAATTACCCAAGTCAAGGGCTGACTGCCATCCACATACATTTTAAGTTGCTCAAGTAGCCCGTCCATTTGAACTTGTGCTTCAGCTTTCATGGCAGCACCATTTAGAGTGCCACCGCCTTGTGGGCCTGCTATAGTGCCAAACTTCTCACGAGCTTCACCAATGATCATTTTGCAGTTGGCAACCATATAGTCACGGATCCATTGCGATATTTGGAAGTCACTCAAGAGATTGATTTCAGGTTTTAAATTGTAAGTCCAAATCAGCACAGCTTCTCCAGTGTTTTTAGGATCACGGATTAACTGCAACTTCTTTGTGACAGGATTGAAGGTGTAATTGAAATAGGCGCCAAACATTCGGCCTGCCAATTCAACATACTGACTGTAAAAGTCGTATGTGGCAAGGCCGCCGGCTACATTGAAGTTCATGAGGTAAACGTTTAACGATGCCTGTGCAAACGGATCAAAATTACTAGCAAACGGTCCAGTTGAATCGCCAAAAGTTCTACGGAAACATTGTCGCACACTTATAACTTCTTGGGGGAGCGTATAGATGTTTTCGTCTTTGACCAGGGTGAAAAAACTATAACTTTCTTCATAGGCATTTTGCGCTCGTTGACGGTAAGTGCCAATTGTTTTGGCATACGCGGCTTCGTAGTGTGCTGGATCCAATTCCAAGTCAATGATTTGATCACCCAGTTGAAGCTGTGCATACTCAATGAGATTTTGCTTGAGTTGAGATAGTGTGTCTTGCTGTTCTGCCATAGGAACTCCTGGTCCCTGTATTTATTGCGTAGACTGTATCCAACCCTGCAATCGATCAGCTATAAGCTGGTGACCCAGTTGATTTGGATGACAAACATTAGGACGAATATAGGGATTGTTTTCTACGTTATATAAATTTTCACCGTTGTGATCCGGGGCACCAAACCAATCAGCCACAGTTTCTTGCCCTTTTGCCCATATTTTGTCAGTGTTCACAAACGGCAGCCAAGTAGGATATTTTTGCCATCCTGAAAAATAATAATCTTCTATACCACGATGTTCACACCATTTTTGCAATGCACACACACTCAGACTTGATCGCATCACAGTGACTTCGTCTGTGTGAAAATGCAACCATGTTTTCATAAACACTTGTTTGGCTTCTTCATTCCAGTGTTGACGATAATGACCGTGTACATTGAAATCTGAATCATGCGACCAGTAAGCAGTACGGTGTGGGTTTGTTAAGAAAAAAATTGCAGTTGTTTTGTGGTCGGGTTGATGGTCTTCATCAACGTATTTTTGTAATTGTTGTAGCATGTGTTCATTACTTGAGCCACCACGACCATAGTTATAAAATTCATCAAACTTCATTTGTTTTTGTAGAATTGCACCATATGGTTTTCCGTCCACAAGCTCCACGCCTTGTGGCCAGCTGTCTCCAAGAGTTAATAATACTGTGGTCATATCAATCAAACCCACTAACTGAATTAATTTTTTTGCTTACTGCAAATATTTTTTTGCCCGCAAACTGCACCTTGGTTGGGCAAAATTTACATTGAGGAATTACATCATCAATATGATCTAAAAATGACTTTCCTCTCTGTTCAAACTGATCTGCACTCAATGGTTGATAACTATTGATCAACTCACGATCTTGATCAGATATATTTAAATGATGTTGTTGATCAAACTCAGGAAACAACGCAACTGGTCCGCATTTGTATAATTTGGCTCGTATAAAATGATAACATTTATATTGTACAAACCCACAATGTCTATGAGCTTCAGCTGGGTCGTTGTCCCATACTCCAAACCTGCCTTCGGTATTTCTTTGTATGGCAGCTTTGTAAAAAGAATCGTATTCCCATACATGTACCCTCATGCCATTGCTGTCTACAAATGCATGATCTGCACCATAGGTAACAGTGCCATTGTCTCCATTGCTTGGATCAGTTTTTGCATGATAAGTGATTGTGCCTCTGAGAAATTTATGTATTTCATCAAAACAACGCTGTCTGTCGTTTTCGTTATGTAAACTAACTCCAATCCAATTTTTCTTCCAAAATCGTATTGGGTCACGAAATTTGATCATACGATCATACAAATTTGGAACATGATTCAATCGAGTGCCGTTTGTGAGCACCTGTACTGTTTTACCCCATAATTGATTGACACCATCAATCCATTCACATATAGAAGGGTTTAGCAGTGGCTCCCCACCAAGAATAGTTATACGTTGTAACTTAATGTATTTGGCCCAGTGTTGGTATTGCTCTGCATAGTCATTCCAATTTTGCCAACCACGAAAATTATGATTGTTAAATCGATTACAATCGGTGCAGGCCAAATTGCAGACATTAGTTATGTAAAATTCAACATTGGGTACAAAGACACGAGGATCATTTAGATCCTCGTCTGGAATAACATGCATGCCAGTATTTACCAGCTCTTGAGGATGATCAAGTTCTCTGTACCACGGGCGTTCCATGCAGTTTCTGTGGTGTTGATATCCTTGAACGCTTTGCGGGCGGCTGGCTTGCCTGCACCCACAATGCCCTTCAACTGTTCTGCTGGCTTGCGCAGGGTCTTTTGTACAGTCTCCACAGTTGAGAACCCAATGACGGAGTTGTTCTTCACAGTGAACGCCTGTGTGTGGCTGTCTGCCACAAGGTGGATGAGCTTGCGTTTTTTGCTGTCATATAGCCAGGCTTCAGTTTTGTCCACAAGGCTTGCGGCTGGCTGACTCTTGAGTTTGAGTTCGGCAAACTCTGCCTGCATCTTGAACTTGGCCGCACGTTTCTCTGGTGGCACTGCCTTTACCTTGCGTGGCTTGCGTTCCACTTTCTTGATCTGCACATAAGCACCGCAGTCGTTCACTACAGCTTCACAAAACTTTATGACATTGCGAAGTTGAATTTTGGAAAGATGGCTGTATGCTTCCACCAGTTGTGCATCCTTGCCTTCAACCACTGCTTCAAACTCTGTGAGTTTGCGTTTCCAATTATCCAAAATTTGACTGATCATTTGCGGTGCTACATTAAGCCCACGCATGATTGCGACAGGCTTGAAGTCCGCTGTCATTTTAGCGCCACTCAACATGAACTCGTCAAACATGCCGTCCAGTTCGCCGTTGCACTCTGAAGCTTTTTCACGCAGGCGGTCCTGAATGTTGGGCTTGGCCACGGCTGGCTCTTCTGTAACTTCTGTGACTTCGGCCTGCTTGCTGTCTAAGATTTCTCGCAATTGATTTTGCAATTTGAGCTGTTCTGCATCGTGCAATTCCAAGCCCACCATGCTCATGCGGCACAACCAACCTGTGGTCAGTCGAATTGCTGAGTCTGGGATTCCTTTGAGCAGGCGCACATCTGCCTTGCGGTCATGTGCTTCTAAGTAGTTTACAATCATATCCCGGGCATCTTTTTTTCCGTAGAAATAGTTGTACCAGGAGAATGCTTTGCTCAATCGGCTGGTGCGATACTCTGTGGGCTGGACCTGCCAGGTTGGCTCCATGCCCAAGATGTTGGTGTCAGAACTGCGGGGGTTTAGCAGTTTGATTTTGAATGTGGTACTCATGTGTGTCCTTACTTATTTGCAGTTAAATTTCGGCAGAGGTCAAACAAACGCATGGCACGTTTGAGTTCAAAGTTTTTATGGTTGTACATGTATTTGCGTTTGCGTTCTGCAATGTCCAATGCCTCCATCAATTGCCATTTGGTGTTAAAATCTGACTTCATCAATATTTTATTCATGTCAACAATGTCCAGGCTGTACTCCAGCCATTTTTCTGTGGCTTTTATTTTGTCATAAGGCAGTACAGCCTTGGACTTGTTGGCAGTAGAGTACTTTGCAACAAAATTTGCTGCCTTTTGCATACAGGCTCCTGTAGTGAACAAGTGTGTATTATAGCACGTTAGGCATTATTGGTCAATTGGGCAGAAAGTAGTACTAAAGTAAGATCTGATTCCCGGCGGAATGTGATCCAAAACGGGCGACGACCATACCCATTGGCCTTACCAAAATATGCATGCCAGTCATTGTCGGGCATGTAGCCCTGGGCTCCCAGTTTGGTATCGCATATTTTTTCAAGAGGAACGCCTTCTCCCAGCCATGAATCACATCGCACAGCAATCACATGCCCGTGTTTTTTATATTGGCGGAATCTGCGGTTTAATTTTACTACTTTCATACCCAAAGTATAGCAGGTTGGGAATTATCGGTCAACCTGCCCATAAATATATGTTATGCCACGCCTAAGTTTATACCGCCCAAATCGCACAAGAGACTACCAATTTTTTGACCGCACTATTAGTGAAATGTACACTGTGGGCGGCCTGGACATCTATGTTCACAAGTATCTGGGCCCACAAACTGGCGGCGAGGACTCTGCACTTTCAGGCAACTATGATATCACTCAGCCCATTTACGACACACAAAGCCCGCTAAACATTCAAGACTTGCTGTTGCTGGAAAACCGTGATAGGATCTATGACCCAGATATCTACGTCATGCGTGGTGTTTATCGTGTGCAGGATGTGGACTTTGACTTGACCCAGTTTGGATTGTTCCTAAACTCGGACACGTTGTTTGTGACCTTTCATTACAACGACATGATTGACACATTTGGCCGCAAGCTCATGAACGGTGACGTGATTGAAGTGCCAAACCTGAAAGATTACAATCCATTAAATGCAGCTTTGCCCTTGGCCTTGCCCAGATACTATGTGATCCAGGATGCCAACTTTGCGTCTGAAGGCTTTAGCCAAA